AGGCACCAGTTCCCGCATCCCGTAGAACTGCCCATTGGGGTACAGGAAGAACACCGAGTTGGCCGAAGGAACCGGGGCAATCATGGACGCAGCCGACTCGAAGTCAGCCACAGGGAAGATGCCTACGGTCCTTGGGCTGAAGACCTCGTTGCCCCGCATGATCATCTGGCTGGTGGGCGTGAACAGGATCAGGTCCCTGTTGAAGGGCACCGCAGCCATCAGTTGGCCTACCCGTGGCGTCGATGAGGCAACGTCAATGACTTCCGAATCGATCACATCAAGGACCGTGGTTCGCCAGAAGTTGAAGAACTCCCCGGTCTCGCTGAAGATGATGTTCTCTCCAGCAAGGAACCCCAGCCTGTTCTGGTGGTAGACGATGGACTTGATGGGTTCCCCGATGAACGATGGGTTGGGGTTTGTCTCCTCGTCCCCAACCAGCCTGTCCGTCCACTTGAAGTCATCGTAGACGGTCGCAGGATCTGCCGATGGTCGCCCGTTTGCCGTGCTGGGAGTCACTCCGTCTGCCCTCTTGAGCATGAACGTGCCATCGGACTGGCGGATCAGGATCAGGGGCATGGTGGACTTGTCAATCTCGTACTTGACTCCGGGAGCCACAGTTTCCTCCCAGACGCCACGCGAGAACACTCCATCGTTTGCCTTGAACTTGACGTAGTAGTCATCCACAGCCGCCTCAGGGGCGTTCTTGACCCTTACGGTGTAATTGTGTGGAGCCGTGGGAGGCAGGTCCTCAAACCTCTCGACCTCGTCGCGGATGAAGACCAGACCATCTCCAGCAAAGTCATCCTCAAGCACCACAGTGAAGTCGGCAGAGGACTGGAGATAGATCACGCCATCGACCTCCGTGGAGGACGTATAGGGCGATGTGGAGTTGATTCCTCCGGGAGGCCCGATGTATCCCGATGTCTCCCCATCGAACAGGGATTCGGAAACATGAGCCGTTCCGACATCTCCAGAAACAACGTCCTTGATTTCGCACTCGAAGTTGTTGACGTTGCCGATGTCAGCAGCAAGAGCGGACAACTTGGTTGACAGGGGACCGTTCCAAGAGACCGCATCAGCCACGATCTGGACCTTGGATACCTTGTTGGAAGATACGGTGATGATCGCCTTGGGATAGGTGGTTGCCTTGGTTCCGCTGACGTAGGTCAGTTGCACCGGGCTTGCATAGGTCCCGTAGACGCCATCGGTTCCAGAACTGCCCTGATTGGTGATCTCAAGCGACCGTGTGGTGTGCGTGAATACCGTGGTGTTGCCGCCGCTGGTCAACTTGACGGTGTGCTTGCGGGCATAGTTAGCCTGCTTGACCCAGATCAGTCCCGCCCTGTTGTAGTTGCTGGGGGTCTGGGATGCGACCGCAGCAGTCATTGCCGGGGTTGTCGTGTAGTTCGAGATGAACGTCACATCCGCAATCGTCGTGGCAAATCTCTGGTGGTATTCGGCGGTGCTGAGGGCATTGATCACAAAGACCGTCTTGCGATTTCCTGCAAGGTCGTAGACGGATGCCGTGCCGTTCTTCTGGATGATCAGGATGTACTTCTCGTTCTCGTCCCTCTCGATCATGTGGACGAAGGGGATGTCCGCAAGGTTGTTGAACAGCGGAACTCCCAGAGCATCCGTGATCGCCGCAATGTGCTCCGTTGGCGGTCTCTTGATCAGTCCCTCGACTGGGGAGGGGACAGCATTGATGATCGCCTCTGCCTCGTTGGGCTGCCGGATCGATGGAGGCTGCTGGCTCACTCCCCCGATCAGGTTGGGAATTGGCGTCGTGATCAGTGCCATCAGTAGACCCGGTACGAGCCTTGGCGGATGAATGTGCGAGAGATGTCAGGACCTTGGAAAATCGTGTAATCACCCGTCTCGTTCTCATGCTCGCTCATCCTAGCAAGGGCTGCAATCTCGTCTGCCTGCGTGAACGCATGGAGGCGCTCGGAGCCGACAACCCGGTCCTGAAAGATCCTTGCTGCGCGAATGAAGACGTACCGCCGTGCCACCTCGGGCATCTCGTCATAGTCCATGAGCAGGACGCGGGTGACGGTGATCGGCTCCACGAAAACGTATGTGTTGTTCTTCCGCTCGTACAGCCTGTTGCCGCGAATGGTGATGTCGTAGTTGTAGTACGCAGGATCCATGTCCATGCGGGCGACGTTGTCCCCGATGTAGATGTACCCGGTGCCTGTCTCTGGCGTCAGGATGACCTTGTCCTCGGTGTTGAACAGCCATCCGTAGGACTGGACATCCCTAGTGACCTCGTCAAGGATGTTCTGCGCAATGAGGGCATCAGCACGCAGAGCCGTCAGGGAGTTGACCGGAGGCTCTCCTACGGTAGACAGCATCGTGTTGATTGCCTGCAACTTCGTGGTCTTGCTCAGTGCCATGTCGTGTGTCCTTGCTAGAGGTCGAAGAAAAGGGGGAGGCCCAATTATTAGTTGGAACCTCCCCCTTTTTCACTCAGGTGGGAGAACCGCTCGATCAGGTCGAGATCAGTTCGTAGCAGCACTCCTCGCGGAGCACGTTGTGACCCATGGCGTACTTGGCAAGCATGAGCGTGCCGAGGCGCTCCGTGATGTACTCGGACTCAAGACCGAGGTCCATCAACTTGACCGTACCCAGAGCCTCGCGGTGGAACACGACGCCCTCGGTATCAGCGTAGGAGACCTGACCGTAGCCAACGCCGCCAGAGCCGTACACATCGTTCTTCACGCCAGTGGCGTTGTGAACATTGGTCGCAGCCGACTCGTCGGTTGCGGGGATGTGGTTGCTCTTGAGGATGCGGATGCCAGCCACCGACATGACCATACCGCTCGCCGTGGACCCGTTGCCCTCATTGCCGTAGTCACGGTTGATGGCGTCCTTGTTGCTGTTGACGAGCAGGTAGTACATCGAGGGCTTGAGCACGCAGAACCGATCCTCGCTTGGCACGTTCGCCTCGTCCATCTTCTGTGCGGCCTCGAAGAGACCGTTGATGAGCGTGGTGCCCGTGGGCGACGAGTTGATCTGGATCTGGTCGCCAAGCAGCGTTGCGTCCGAACCGCCGAAGCGGTCTGCGGTGCGACGAGCGCCTGCGATCACAGTGCGGATCAGGTTCTTGTCTGCCGTGTAGGCGAGAGCGCGACCGATCTCCGTGCTGTAGATGCTGCGCACATCGTAGTGGTTCTTCATCTCATCGATGTCGGCCACAAAGACGCTGGAGACGAGAACATCATCGATGAAGATGACCTTCTCGTTGTGCTTGAAGCGATTCAGGTACTTGGACGCGGGGCTGTTGCCCGAGTCGAACGAGGTCGTGGGAGAGCCACCCGAGGACCCAGCCGCGAACAGCGAGGAACCCGAAGCCTCTGAGAGGACGGACTCGCCGGGAACGTGGTACTTGGCCTCAGCGACACCCGTGACCGGGAACTGGGCGGACTTGCCGCTGTTGATGGTTCGGACGCGGTGGAGCGGCATCATCACGTTGTACTTCTCGAACGTGGTGATGATTTCTCCACTAAAAACCTTCAGGAAGAGTTCGTCGGTGTCTGCACCAAACGAACCACTGTAGGCCTGTCCGAGCCGAGATGGCTGAACAAATTCAGGCATGGTTGTTTTCCTATGAAAGGAGGTTGTGCAGATGAAAATGAGGCCGCTGACTGCGGTTGTCCCTCGCAAGGGGCCGATTGGGCGACACCTTCCCGGCTCATCTATTTACCGAGAAAGTAAAAGAAGCCCCACCCACTTAAGGGAGAGGCTTCGGGGGTTTGGGTCTGCGTTTGGCCTACTTGAAGCGCAAGGGCGCAGCCGCTGGCTCATTGCCAGTTTCCGGTACGTCGGCTGCCCACCATCCAGCAGGAATCTCGACGCGGTTACTTGACTTGATCCTTGTCCCGTCCTTCTGCACCACAAACACATGGGCCTTTACAGGCTCCGCAAGTTGGACTGGGGTCCCCGGAGGGACGAAGATCACGGTGCTTGCGCACCCGCTCATGGAAACGATCACGGATGCCACCAGCAGTTGGATCAGCGTCTTTGGCATTTGTTTCCTTAGATACCAGACGTTCCACGAAGAGAAGGATCGCCGTGACAATCTGGGCGACCCACCCCATCACTCCTTGGCATCCTTGGCCATGATCAGGCCGATGCCTGCGGTGCACGCAGCGATCACTGCGGTGATGTCGAAGTTGGTCGCCGGGTCGCCGTCAAGGAATGCCATGACTGCCGACGAGAGAGCGGCGAGGATCGTTGCGACACCAAGGGCAGTGGTCTTCATGTTCTTGTTCATCGTGCGTTCACTCCAAGCGCGTTTGAAAGCGCAACCCGTGATTCGACATCCTTGCGATACGCCGGGTCACGCGCATAGCGAGGATCCTTCATTGCGGCGACAATCTCGGCAATGCTGCGGAATGCGCTGCCAGAAGGTCCAGCCACATCACCCTGAATCAGGCGACCGCCAGAGGAGCCGTTGCTCTGCTCGTAGCGGGACTTGAGACCCTGAATGGCCATCTTGATGCTGGACATGTTGCCAGACTCGATGATGCCGTTGAAGGCGTCGATCTCGTCCTCGGGCAGGTTCTCGGCAGCCCAGTTCTGGATCTGGGTGTACGCTTCCTCGCCTCCCGCATAGCCCATCATGGTCTTGGTGTTCGAGTCCACCAGAGCCTTCTGGCCATCGACGTAGGCGCGAACAAGGTTCTCAGGGATGCCCATCGAGGCGATCTTCTGGATGGAATCGTCACTCAGGTCCCCGTTGTCGAAGAACTCCTTGGAGTACGTCTCAAGCGAAGTAGGGTCAAGAGGTCCCTGACCAGCCGATAGGCGCTTCTCCAGTTCAGAGTACGCCTTAGCCAGTTCATCAGGACTCTGGAACTTCTCAGGAAGCCATTCAGGACGCGCCTCCACAGGCTGATCTTGGGCTGTAGCCTGACCGCCCTGCTCCTGA